TTAAGTAAGGTCTTCAAGGGTAGGTTCGGGGTCAGGTGAAGTTTCTGTATTAGATTTAGAATTAGTCTTAGTTAGATTTTTTTTATCATCCTCCTCCTCGTCATCAGACTGAACCTGTCTATCACAAGATAGTAAACCAAAACATATAGAAATTTTCTTACATCTAGATTTAAATAATACAAGTAAAACAGAAGCTATCGCTGATGCTGATATAGTAATAAGGTTACTGTAGTCGTTAGCGTTCCAAGCAGTCGTGTTAGAAGACATCTTTTTTAACTTTTTGTTTTCTATTTTATATCATAGATTATATTTATTTATTTATACCATAGATTATTTTTAGATGAAATTTAGAAGTCAAAAGATATCATTTACTTTTTAGGAGGATTTAGAATATTATCCAATACACTATTATTATTTGCTATTTCTTTTGTTATTTTATAAATGATACAAGATGAATCATCTACTCGTGATTCACTACCATCAGCATCTACGATTGATGTTTTTATATTTTGAATCGTTCGTGGGACAGTATTAGTGAATATCGTAGAATCCTTAGCACCAGTATAGAAATCACCATATCCAGATGATTTGTCTACTACTCCTATAACAGGGAGGGGTATTGAACCTTCTCGGCCTCCTATGAATAAAGGATTCAATAAATCACTTTTTATTAAATAAATTGGAGATAACATTTTTCTAGGAAGATTATCCGCTTCTAGTATAGTTGATGTTGCCCCTGCTTGAACTATTGAGGGATATTGAATATATCCTGGTAATGCCTGATATGGATAGGTTTTCTTAGAATCATATACAATACTCGCATTTACTTCACCTTTCGCTCCCAGGTCATATCTCCAAAAAGGATAATTTACTTCAAGAGTATTATGTATAGGGAGTGAACTTAGTCCCCTCACAACACCATTCTGAACATCCTCTGTTCTGACTATCGCATTCGTAGTAGGAGTAGATGTAGTGATTCCACTATCATTAAATCTTAATAGTCGCGAACCAACATTATGAAACTGTTCATATGTGAATCCCATCAGTTCCCAGAGTGATTGTGTCCAATTTGCTTCATCACATCCGTAGTCTTCTATATATATACCCGCCTGAGCATCCATGATAGCATATGGAGTAATATTGTTATCTTTTTCAGGAACAATTGATGCGTTCCACGACGCGTTTGTCGGCACTTTAAATACATTATTATATGGTAGGAATGTGGGACTGTAATTAGTCCTACTTAATCTTTTATTTAATTTATAACAAGCACTTGACGAATCACCCACATCAGTCCCCGCGTTCACCGAAGTAGAGTCTGTTCCTATTAATTCGGGAGTATGAAGATTCACGAATGAAAATCTAGAACTAGCATCTGTGAATTGAATCGCAGGTTGATTTGCTCCACAGTAGAGTTCATTAAACACTCGTGCTGTTGTAGGACGGTCTGGAGTAGGACCATAATTTTGCTTGTCCTTATCCTGTAATAACCATCCGTCAAAATCTGGTTGTTTCTGCCAGCATCGTAATAATGCTGGGACATCGCTCCCAGAAGCAGGCATTTCTCCTCCATCCGTCGTCTTGTTGAAGGCAGTAGGAGTGGTAAAATGTTTGGGATTAAAATCACTACCCCATACCGTAGCATATCCATTTGTTAATAAAATAGCAGATGTAGAGTATCCGTTGAAATGCTTATCAAAACCGATACATCTGTATTGGTCTATAGAATTATTATCAAACCAAGTATCTGGTAGTGACCCCGATTGATATTTTCCAGTCCATAGACCAATATACTCTGCCCCGAATACTTTTACTTTCTTAGCAAATCCATATGATAGTGAATCATATACTTCAGGAGTTAATCCTTCACCCTCGGCGATATCTTTTCTATCTGGATTATAGTCAAAAAATACTGCCCCTGTTTGATGGTCTTCATTTGCCCTTTTAGCATCAGGAACATAGTTATCACATCCTATTCCTCCAGAGGTAAAATAAACTCTATCAGTTCCTACCGTGACTGCTAGGGAAGCATTGAATGGATTGCTCACATATACATCGTTATTAAAGATAGATGTAATATAAGTATCTCTAGGAAATAAAAACTCGGTTTGAGTATCAACATCGCTGAAATATAATCGCATCCCAGGTTTTAAAGCAGACCTATCGTCAACTGTTATTATCTGACCCTGATGATAATTATTATTTAATACTGCGTCAATCTTACAATCAGCCAGAATCAACTTTTCCTGTGATGAATCATTCATCCACAAAAATCTCATCTTGTCAACAGATACATTCTTTTTCGTAGTTTGATTTACATTTATTAATAGTTTTTGAGATGCTGACATAGCATCATAATTAAATAGTTCGGGATATAATGACTCAGCATCAAACAATTCTTTTAATTTTAATAAATTCTCATCTGTCCACGGTATTTTTGTTAATATAGTAGACCTCTGGTCTTCGGGATGTCCTGCCGAAGCAGATTGATTTGTCATAGGATGAACCATAGCAAATACATTATATGCTCCATCTATCGTAGTCCTTTCAAAATTTGGGTCTTTCATCAACTCTCGTCCTTTCTCTTGTATCTCTGGTCTAAGATATCCTACAGTAGAGTAACAAGATTCATACATCATAGGGACTTCAGTCTGAGTGAAAGCAAGATACCAGAAAGTCGCATTGCCAGGCTCAGGGATATTAAATCCTTTAGTCGCTATTGCCCTATCAAAGGTGAGTCGCGTCACACTATTCCCCCCTGTTTCAATTTCTTGTATACCTATGAGTTCTGCTCCCTCAATTCTATCAAACTTATTTGCTCCTTGATACGGAAAATCATCATTACTTCTAAACATTCCCACACACTTCCATCCTACTCTCACACGACCGAGTTCAAATTGGTTTGCCCCTGCGTATCCATGACGCCCGAACGCTGTCCCAGAAAAAGAACAATCTATCTGATTCGCCAATGCTTTCACTGCTGTCACAGCATCATTTATTTTTGTGACAGGGACTTTCCAGACATTACCCCATGCCCCGAGACTCGCAATCTGGTCGTCAGCATTATAAGCATCATCAAACCATTTGATGGACGGGTCTTTCCCAAACCAAGCAGTTGAACAAGGAAATAATTCGTATGTATTAGACTCAGCAGTTAGATTAATGTTATTTTGTTTTATCTCTCCATCGGTTTCTACTGTCCCAGTCCCTCCCTTATCATCACCCAGAGATGTATTCTCTATTGTTTTTGTATCATTCATTTTATTAGTTATCTGTGAAGCAACATTCGCAGGAGAATTAAATCCAAGAGTGACATCATACTTAACGGTTTTCTTATACCAAATAAAATCCATAAGAGCAGGGTCTCTTTCTCCTTGTAAATAAAATCCAACCTTTTCACCTTCGGGAACATAGTTTTTAAAAGATTTTCTCACAAATAAAGTATATCTCTTTCCGTCGTTTGATAATTCAGTTCTAGATGAAGTAGTCGTAAAGTCTTTACCAGTTATTCCAGTGCTTATGTTTTCACCAAGATTGTATCCCCATCCCTCAGGCTGACCGTAGTATTCTACTAAACTATAATCAGTTCCCAGTCTATAAGGATTCGGTTTTTCTATTCTACCATTACGAACATCATTAAATTCACTCCAGATTGTTCCGCTATTCCACCAACCAGGTTGGTCACTCTGCCCACATTGTCTTGGTAATGAAATATAATTATCACCCTGAACACATTTATAATATGAATGAGTTAATCTTATATTATCATCGCGAATAAATTCATTATCGGTGCTTTGTATATAATCCCAAGAATAATTTCCATCACTTGTCTGAGTCCCAAGAGTTGCCGAACCATTACTCAGACCTCCTTCCGTTTTAACAAGTGTTGTATTCAGTGTTTTATATCTCTGAGCTATCCCTACATTATTAATTGCCTTTCTACCTTTAATCTCTATCGTTGATTGTTCATTACCTATTTCAGAAATATATGCTGAATGAACAGATATCTTATCTCCTATATCTAATTTTACCCCACTTCCCAGATTATTTGTCCACATCGCTCTACTTAAATCATTACCTGCTAAAAACTCGGCAGAAGACTTCCTGTTCGCTTCTAATAGTATAGTATCTGTGTAAGTGGGTGCTTCCATATAGTATTAATATATAGTTATAAAATATAAAATAAAAAGTTAAAAAAAGATATCATTAAGCGAAGAAGACATCAGTCACACCATTCTGTAACTGAACAACACGAATGAGTTCTAAATATGTTCTGAGAGTAGCGGTGTTAGATACTGCCGATGCCTGACTATTCTTGAGAGGGTCAAAAGTGTTGTATAGTTCTAAACCTCTGCTATTAATTCTCTCGTTGCGATTGAGTTTGTATGCCTGATAGAAAAATCTACCAGCAAGACCGTGCTCAGGGTTTTTCTGCTCATATCCTTCAAATGTCCCCGTGGTGATACTTGCCCCTTCGTTATTATACTCTTCACGAGCAATGAAAGGAACCATGCCCTCTGTCTGAGTTAAATAATGAAACTGCTGAGCAGAGTTCTCTACATCTACTGGATATAGGAAATGGTCATTATACTTAATATTTGATATGAGGCGACCCTGATAGTTATCCTTGTCATCCGCAGCCCCGAAATAACGAGTCATGGACATAGAGTGATAATTTCCAAGAATAGAGTCTTTAGTTACATTATCATCAGAGAGGACAGTAAATACTTTAGTAACTAGTCGCCCAGCACCTCCTACATTCACAATCTGTTGACCAGAAGATACTGCGTTTGCGTCAGCACGGTTACTCGCGGGGATATCAATCGTTCTCTTAGCAAGTCTGTAATCAGCAAAAGTAAAAGATAGATTAGCATTCTGCTGAGCATACTGTTCCATCATTTCCTGAGGGAAATACTGATAATCAGCAATCAGTTCCGTAGCACTCAGGTCAAGAGCGAAAGAAGGAGAAGTCGCAGAAGCAGATGAAGGTAGGCAAAGGCGGTCGCTCGCGGCATCACTGAAGAATAATTCAATCGTAACTGGTTCAGTCATCATGAACAGGGGCAATTGATTCTGAGAAAGAAAGGGAAATAATTCCTGGAGTGAAAGAGTCATCTCTGGTCCGAATGAAGCATTTGTTTTACAGAAATCATGGTCACTGAGAGCAATCAATTTGTCTGCTGTCCGAGCGACATCAAGACCTAGGTCAAGACCAAGATGCTTTGCTTTATTTTGGAGTAGAGTGTCCGAACCACCAAAAAAAGTAGTTCCCGCATTGCTATCAGGACCATAATACGGTTTGTGAGCAAGGCGACGTCCAGTAGTGTATGTTTCTCTCTGTTTCTGATGTTCATTAGACATGAACATAGACTTGTATCCCATGTAGTGATTATAATCATCAATTTCACAGATAGTCTTAGTTCCGACTCGTAGAGCACATCGCTGAATCAGGGAATATATCCCCACTCCCACGGGAAGGAAACCAACCTGAGCAGTCTTATCAAGACGTAAAACTATCTTAGAGTTTGAATGAAGGATACCTTTATTCTGTAACTGAAAGCGACAGAATCTATCCGTTTGAACTACTGGGTCAAGGACATCAGTTTCAATATCAATAGCGGTATTTGTTGGAATCTGTCCAATTCTTACAAGGTCTGGGACTGCTCCCGCACTTGATGAAGAAGGTTGCTGAGACATCATTTGTGACTGGTCAGAAGAAGTTGCGTAAGACATATTTTATACTATAATATATAATATTAATAAAAAATTATTTTTAAAAAACAAATTAAAAGATATCATTAACGGATTACAGAGATACCATTTCCGCTGAATGCGAGTGTTTGCTTAGAATGAACAAATAGATAGAATGCCTGAGGATTATCTTCAGTGAGTCCACACTCCATGTTCATCCCCCAGTTGACAGATGAAAAATCTACTCCTTGTCCAGACACCACATCATATGCGATTCCTAATCCCGCGACTGAGCCTCCGTCTACCTTGTTATTAACTTTAGAAAATGCTCCTGAAGTATATTTAGTATTGAGAGGAGATACTTGAGTTCTCATTAATTTAGAGAATTGAGTAATAGCATTCATATACTGCTGAGTAATTTCACTATCCGCTGTATCAGATACGGCATTCTGAGTGTTAGTTGAATCCTTCTGAGTAGTATCAATATTGTATTCAATTGGGAAGCGTTCTCCTCCACGAGTGAAAAATAACTGCTCAATTTTAGCAGGACTTTGTGAAGCATCACCGTTCACGGGGAAGTTATTACTGAGACCATTCTCACCTCTGTTGTTAATTTTATTAGCAGATATAAGATTACCAAACACTCCCAAGACTCTAGATAGACCAAGGTTGAAATTTATAATCGCATTCGTAGAGTTGAATGTAGTGAAGTAGGATGAAATAGAATTGTATTCAAATGTAGAGGCAGGAGGCATCTGACCATCGGGGGTCATAACCTCGCAAGAAATACTTAAATTACTTAGTTCATAGTAAGCATCCTTAACATCATCCGCCGTCGGAGAACCAGCAGCATCAAAGAGAACATTGGAATCAGGGGCAAGTTGAATCTCAACCAAGAGTCCGCCAACTCCACCCTGTCCGTTCGCCATTAGAGGGATTGGATTCTGTCCACTAAATAAACCACATGGGAGATTTATCGCAAAAGAGTTTCCACCTCCCCGAGAAGTTGTAGATAGAGATGTCGCATTTGCGACGACAGTGTTCTGTTGATTCTCAAAGTTAGGCGAGACCAGAGCACTCGCAGCCAAGTGTCCTGCCGAGTCCTGGTTTGACGAAGTGACGGGTAGGTAGGAACCCATGAATCTCGGAAAATGTTTTATTTCTTCAATTACCTGATGAGTCGCCTGAGACTTTATCGTAAGAGAATCAATGATAGAATACATACCTAACTGTTCGCTCATTCTTAGGTTTGCTCCAGCAAGAGTATCATCGTTTTTAAATACATTAAACTTTCCGACCAGTCTGACAGATTGACCAGAAAGAAGTCTGTTCTGCTCACCAATAATAAACTGGATAAGAGGATTACCGTCTTTATAGGATATCTTTCCTGTAGAGGTATGGTTACTCGGAGTGACTTGTAGATTAGAACGTGAAGACATATTTTATAGTATAATATATAATATAAATAAAAATTTAATTTTAAAAAAGATATCTTTAAACTTCTAAACTTCTAGGGCAATAGCGTCGCCTTTCACGACAATACGTCTTAAATGAGCAACAAAGCAATTCCAGAGTTTCGGTTTGCTAGGACCATCCGTCTCCTGATACTCTACTTGAAGATTAAAATCTTTTCCACGAGCGTCGTATACCCCTGAAGATAAACTGAGTGCTCGTCCGATGAAAAAATTCTCCTGATATTTATCAAAAGATAGAGGGTCTATATCCGCCATGAAAAGTGATTTCTCATTTTCTATTAAACTCTGCTGATTGAGTGCGAGACCACTTCCGTTCACAGAGATACGGTTAAGGGGCACTTTACGATTAGGATTGAGCCTCCCTGAATAAATAAATTGGTAATTACTCGCGTGATCCGCGATTCCTACTAGTCCACTACGAGTGGAGTTATTAGGAGTATATCCCTGATTAGCATCCCCAGTATCTCTAGTAAGATTGTTCACCTGATAGGTAGTATCAGAAAAAACATTTTTAGCAGTAGTGTAAGGAGTAGCATCCGTAGGGATACACAGGACTGACTTACATCGTGAATTCTGAATAGGGAGACGAATATTTACAACACGGTCATTCTTCAACTGAGAATATTTGTAGTTCGTGAATGAAAGGAAATCATAGTTCATTGCTCCACCTGCTTTCAACATAGAGTTCATTTTAGAGATATATCCCGAAGGCATCTCAACCTGCTGAACTTGGAGTTCAACATTATCAACAGAGCAAGTAGGGGCAAAATTATCCTCGTCTACCTTACACGAGTAGATATAGAATGTATCACCGATATCAGCATACCAAGCATTAGTAGTAGAAGCGAAAGATATTTTAACTAATCCAGTTTCTGCTGAGGCACCTCCCACAGTCTGGTCATAAATTACATCTGTTATTGTCACCACGGTAGTCCCCGCTGCCGAGGTGCTCGCGATACGACTATCCCCAGGATTCGCTGCGTCTATTGCTTTAGGATTCACAAAGGCAACTTTATCTCCCTTCTTAAAAGGACATGATTCTACCGAGATAATACCATTTAGTCTTTGAAGATAGAAGAAGGTAGCAGGTTTCGTAGTCTCCCACTTATCGGGGGCGGAGTTGTCACCATTCAGAGAGTGAAACTTAGCATTTGATGTAACTCTCTTATTTTTAAGAGTAGTTTCAATCTGAGTAAATACTTTATTTGCGTCTTCTAAAATTATTTCTATACGAAGTCCCTGCGTCATAGCAAGCGGAAAGATTTTATCATTCTGGAAAATTCCTGTTGGGAGTTTGAGTAGTGCTTTCACAGTTTTGTAGGTCGCATCGGTGAACTCGTCACCACTAAGATTAGCATCAAAATAAGGATTAGTATCAATGTTATTCATGTTCGTAGAAGTTCCGCCGTTGTTGGGTCGCGAAATATTACTCGCTAGAACAGTGCCCTCCGTCAATGACCTCTTCTGCTTTAGAGTATCATTAGTATTGTAATCATACTTTAGAGCAGTAAGAACATTCACATTTTGAATTTCCTCCAAAATCTGATTTTGAGCTCCTCCAGAACTGACCCTAATATCCCTGATTAAAACATTTGCCCCTAGGTCACCATCAAGAGTGATAGGAACAGGAGCACACCCCTGAACTCTAACATCCATACGAAGGTAGGTTTCAGAAGGCATCATGAATCCAACAGTTGGGGGGATAACAAAATTAATCTGTTGACCCAGGTCATAAGAAAGACCGTTTTCTGCTTGAACAGAAACTTTTTTTTGAGAGATAGGAATCTTTTCTTCGGCGGTCCAGAACGATTGAGTTGGCATTTATTAATACTTATATATTTATTTTATTACAAAAAAAAATCTAAAAAGCACCCGACCCTGTAGTAGCAGTAGCAATATGCTGGGATTGATTTCCTACCAGTCCAGCAGATACCATAGAGTTCACTGGAGCAGTCTGTGCTCTCATCTGAGGTAGAGCATTCAATTGTGCCTGGCGAGTCTTATCAACTCCATCAAGAGTGCTTTGAGCATCCGTTGTCGCCGAGTCGTCTTTTTCATGCTGGTCTATTGTATCTGCTACTGCCCCTACTATCTGAGCCGCCTGTCCTAGCGGTTCTAATGCTGGGATAAATGCCCCTACAATATCTAATCCTGTTCCTATTGTTCCAGCAATCTGCGATACTTCATTTAATCTATCCGTCGTTCCATCCTTGTTTTTAGTAAATCCATTCTTTATCATCTCGTATGTCCCTATCGCTCCACCTACATCACCCACTGCTCGTAATCCAGTTGATGCGATACCTGCCCCTTTCTTTAATTTTTCAGTAGTGGTTAAAACTTTATTACTTAATTCATCCGTCGCAGATAACTTAGTATCTGTCACTTTAGGAGTATTCGCATTACTCGCAACAGGTTCATTTGTTCTTGGTCTATTATTTACCGTAGAAGCAGGAGTAGCAGGAGCAGTAGCAGGAGCAGTAGCAGGAGCAGTAGCAGGAGCACCAGCAGGGGCAATGGGTGGGTCAGGGACGTCTGTTGGTCCCCCGACAAGAACTGACCTCTGATTATCCGGGATGGATGCTCCGCGAGCGTTCCCTGCTGGAAATTGACCCCTATCAGGTAAAAATACGCTTTGTGTTTTAGTTTTTCCAAGAGCACCTCTTAAACCTCCAACAGATACTTCCCTATCTGTTTGAATCATATTTACCCCTGCGACTGTTTTAGTAGCAACAGGGGCAATTGCTTTGTCTCCCACCTGTGTCGCGGACCCGAATGTCTTGTCTACATCACCTCGTGATAATGCCCTTTGAGACCGATAGGCGGCGGAAAAAGTTCCTAGACCAGACGCTTTTGCTCTGCTAAATGCCTCCGCAGACTCACCAATTCTACCGAGTGAACTAATACCAGTCGCTCCACCAACAGCATCTTTAACCGAATAGATAATTTTATCTTGTAAATCAGTCCCCGCTTGACCTCTAACATTTCCTTCTGCGGTTATCTTCTGAGCATCAAGTGCGTTATTAATACTATCACGAGCACTCAGAATGTTCTCATTGTATAATGAGTTATCTTTCGTCATAGCGTTTGACTGAGAACGAGCAGAATCTAGTCCATATAAATCCATATTTATACTTTATCAACATTTTCTTCTTCAGTTTCTTTTTTTAATTCTTCGTCGGGAGATGTAGTAATCATTGCCTTTTCACCTTCAGCAATCACAGAATCAAAATTACGATACATCTTAGGAGGATTGGACTGGAGGTCCATATGAATAAAATTATAACGATCTGGTGTCGCCTGCTTATATAACTGAATAAATCTTTCTGCTCCTCCAAATAGATCTCCGTATTCTTCTGCGACTTTCAATAATTCCTTTCGGTTTGGAAATGGACTCCCGATGATAACATTCGTAGCATTCTGGCGAATTATAGGACTTACACTACGAAAATTCTGACTAGAGATAATTAAAAGTTTTATATTAAAGTGACGAAAACGGCTCGCAAGATGATTTATTCTTCCCTCTCTTTTGATTGACCCGAGGCAATCATCAATAATCACCGCGATTTCTGGTTGGTCTTCTTTAGGATATCCTTTCTGCTTCTCTACTAATCCATCTATGATTGAATCATTGTATTGGTCGTGTGTATCAAAAGCATCTTTTAAGAAGCGACTTGTGACATCATTTGCTATCGTATTGCTTATGATATGAGTTGAATCAAATCTCTCCTGAGCATCATAAAACTCACTATTCAATAATAAATTATTTATTATCGTGCTCTTTCCCGTCTTGACAGGACTTATCATGAGTAAACATGCTCCTCCACCGTATCCTGAGATTTGAGGTAAATGTTCGTGAATCGGAGGAAGTCCCGATTTATTTAGGTATTGTTCTTCAGGGTCTTTAACTGGGATTACTTGAGGTGCTTCCATTTAGTATGAATTATATTTTTATTTTCTTTTTTTATTGTAAATGAAGATTGCTATTTTATTATCTGGAAGATTAACATCATATGATAAACATTATCAGAATATCATAGATAATCTAGTTCAGGAAAATGATGTAGATTTCTATGCTGGTATCTCAGAAGAACCTATTAATAAAAAATTACTTGATGGATTCTTAAAATTGTATAAACCTATTGCTTGGAAGTATAGTGATAAACCTCTTTTAGATATTGACTTCAGTAAAGTAAAGAGTGGGAAGAACCTTGCCCCTATCAAAAAGAATGTGATGTATATGTGGAGAAACAGAGATGCTGTCAAAGAATTATTACAGAATGATTATGATTGGATTATATCAACCAGAATAGATATCTTTTATAAAAATAAATTAGATTATACTGATTTAGATTCAAATGCTATTAATATACCTTTCGGTAGTGACTACGCAGGATATCAGGATAAGATAGCAATCGCAAAAAAACCCATCATACTTCAATATTTAGATGTATATCATAATCTCAAAAAATATCTCGTAGATGAAAAAAGAACTATTGAACCAGAAACACTTATCAAATATCACTTGAAAAACAAATCTATTAATGTAAAAAGATGTCATTTACATCATCAAATATTCCCAAAAGTATCTTTGAAAAATAAAATATCATCTACTAATAAAATGAGAGTTATAGTTATTAATGCTTATGAAGAAAGAAGGGAAAAGTATGATGAAAGATATGAAATGTATAATGCTGTATGGTGGGAAAATGTTTCAGAAGAAGAAGTAGAAAGATATCATTTCAGGCATAATGCTAAAATGGAATTGAGAAAAAAAGTAGTCGCATGTTCTCTTTCACATAAAAGACTCCTACAAAAAATCATAGATGAAGACTTAAAAAATATTGTAATAATAGAAGATGATGCTCTGATAGATGATTTTGATAGATTAGAAGAGTTGAAGGATACTGATCAATTCTGTTATATAGGAGGTGATATCACATCTCCATTTCTAAAAGATATGAAAAAATTCAAAGAAGAAGGTGAGAAAGAAGAAGTAAGATTCTGTTGTGAAAAAGGTATTAATGTAATAAACCCTAAGACATTCAAGATAGGACAGACTTGTGGGTATTTTATTCCAAATAAAGAAGTATGTCAGATGATATTGAGTAATCTACCTCATGGGAAAAAAGAAAGAGCGATTGATAACGAGTATATTCATCTTCAGAAGAAAGGTAAAATAAATTTATTTATGTATCCTGCTGTATCTACATTATATCTCAAAGATGCTTGTAATGGATTCACTTATTCTAATTATAAATTATATGATGACCAGACTCTATATTAATCCAGCGAGTGCTTGACCCCAAATATCATCTTGTGCTGGAGTGCCCATTGCTCTCTGGACTTGACGCTGAACTTGTAACTGCTGAGCCTCTTCTTCCTTTTTTTTATTTTTAACTTCTTTTCTCGCTTTTCTTTTAACTTCGTATTGTTCTATCGCATTTGAAGTAATGTTAGCAATTTGCTCTTCAGAATATAATTGCCCCTGCTGTTGTATAACTGCCTTTACTTTATTTTCTTGCTTCTGCTTCGCTTTAGATTTTGGGACATCTTTTCCTTCTGCTTTTAGTCTCGCTTTCTCTACTCTGTTCGCCTTCATAGTTTCTCTCGCTTTAGCAAGAGCATCTAACTGCTTCTGCGTGGGAGGCTTCCGCTTCTTCTTTTCTTTCACTGGTTCTTGGACTGCTTGAATCTGTGGAGTTCTAAATACTTCTTCATTCTTTAATTTTCTCTTAGGTTTCACTACAGGTTCAGGGTCTTCTTCTTCATCACTGTAAACAAAATTAGGATTCTCTTCTCCAGTCTCTTCATCTCTATCTTCAATCTCCATCTTAACTGCTCCTTCACCATCATCCGCTTTAGATACAAGAGGGTCAGCATCGGGTTCTTCTATAGGTTTCTCTGGTTCAGGAGGGGGCATAGTCATCTCAGGTAAATAATTATCAGACATCTTTTATACTTTATTTATATTTTATTGTAGGATATTTAATTTTATAGATGATTTATTGTAGATAGTTAATTTATTATTGTAGATGGTTAAAAAGATATCATTTACGAGGTTGGTTGAGAATGGGCGAAAGTTGGTTGAGAATGGGCGAAAGTTGGGTAAAAGTAGTGAAAAGATGCTTTTTACCCTCTGATTTGGTCACTCATTTATTATTTGCCCCCTTTTTAGGGGGGTCAGTAGGTGCTTTCTTATGGTTTGTTAATGTAATGATACTATAATCTTTATTTTATTTTATTACCATTATAGTAATAGAATATTATTGGTAAATCATGTAACGAAAACAACATTTCTTTAGAAAATAGAATAAATCTGTGTGATATAGAAAATAAAATTCATAGAATAAATAATAGAGAATAGAATATATAATATTTTTACTTTTAGAAATGAATCGTAAAAAAACACGATTTGAAAAGGCGTGGCGAAATAATTTAAAGTTTTAATGACATAGGATATATATAAATAAATAATGGAGGATATACATAACAGCACTGAAACAGAGAAAAAGGCAAAAGGGTCAAATAAAAAAACAGCGAAAATCAAGGCAACTTTCGGGCAGTCTGGACCAACTTCTGCTCATAAAAAGAGAAAAGTGAAGAAATATTCTCAATCAGGCATACGAATACCTAAGGTTCCGGAGCAAGGACTGCTAATTATGCGGTATAAGCATCCGATTATGATATCTTTTGACTGATTTTTTTACAACTTTTGAATGATTTCAAACAACATTTTAAACATATCAACCAACTTTTTATTATTTTAGAATGGATGAAAAAAGATATCATTAGATCTAATTATATATTAATACATAATTCATTTAAAGATTTATTAATATAAAGAGTATGGACTCCTCCGACAATACTCACCCAAACACACACTCACCCGAAACACTCTCCCCCGCTGAATTTGCGAAACTCGCAGAAATCTTTCTGGATTTCTACCAAGATGGTAAATATTCTCTAGAAGGAATAGAAGACGGCGAATCAACTCAATCGCAACGAAAATCTATTAAGAATGATTTCAAAGATCATATTTATGGCGATGCTAAGTTCCGTAGAACTAACGGAAAAGATGCTAAGAAGAAATGGTCACGATATACGATGTGTATCTTCAGAGCGACCCTTGACGCAGAAACAAAGAAATTCTGTGATTTACGACGCAAATACAGAAGGGTCAACAAAGAACTGAATGAATTCAAAAATAGATGCCCTATCGCTCGTCAGAAAGATATAGATGACGAAGTCAGAAGAATAATGCCCATCAAGGTTGAAGAATTTATTCACGAGAGAATTGAACTAGCAGATAGAATGAATGCGAGAATTCCAAAGTATCAGGCTACGATTGATAGACAGGCACAAGAAATAAAAAATTTAAGACAGCAGTTAGTTGATAGTGTTCCTCGTAAAGCATTGGAAGATTCTACTGAAGAAGTTTTAATGATGAAACTTCAAGTGGAAAAATATAAGAAGATATACGATAAAAGACAAATACAATTACAGATGAAAGCAGAGGATGAAGAAGCGAAGGCGACTGCGAAGGCACAGGCAGAAGAAGCAAAGGCGACTGCGAAGAGAGTTGAAGAGGCAGAGAAGAGACGATTAAGACGAGAAGCACTCCAGAAGGAAATTCAGGAACTGGACGAGGCTATTACTACAGATATTGATGGTATGTTAGAACTTACGCGAGGGACAGAAGAAGAAGAAGTAGAAACTATTACGATTGATTTGGAGTGATTTACTTCTTCATATCTTTATCTTTCATAATAGAACCGTCTGGCATCCTATGTGATCCTTTGGGAACTATCTTCTTCCCAATTCCCTTTTTCTTTGGTTTATCAAAGACAGCAGTTTCCTTAACTCTTTTCTTATCAACTACATCCTCCTTGACATTATACTGACACGCTCCAGCACATGATGTGTCCGCTGGTTTAACTCTTTTAGGTGCTGATTTGTATTTCTTGGGCATTTATTTATATATAAATATATTTTTATTTTATTAATATTTTAATATTTAATAGTATTAAAATATGTCATTAGTAGTTACATCGTCTTCACAGCAGGAATACGACCGTGATAGTCAGGTAAAGATTGGATTAGAGAATCCAGCATCTTATCAGAACTTCCTTAATTCTCCTCTTATAGTAAATGCTAATAGCGAGGTAGCACTTGTTTCACTTAAATGTGCCCGAGATGATGATACAATCACGATTGAAGAAGGTGATGGAGAAGGATTCTTTGTTTACTGGGGTGCTGAAGACTCTGATAATTATGATGGGACGGGTGCTTATCCTCATTCTATGGATGATATCAATACTCCACTTAGAATTGAAGTCGTAGAAGGAACATACACTCGTCGGAGTTTTATTAATCACATACAGGCAAGACTTGACGATGTTGTGAAGAAAGCATATAAGGAAGTAAAAGAAATTAAAGTTTCTGAATACATAGATTCAAATAAGATTTTTCTAGGATGGCAGATTCAGTTCATTCAACATGGTAATGGTTCTTCTTTCTCAGACAAACCGACTGCGGCTGAGTTCGGTGCTTATATTGATGAGGACACATATGTGAATATCGTTGAGGAAGACCAGTATGAGAATCCCCAACAGTGGACTGATAACGGTATTCCGTCTGCTTCAGGAACAGATGTATTAATAACTGGATTCAATGGGAACGCCACGACTACTTCAGATGTATGTGATTTTATTGGTCGTGCTCATCCTCTATCTCTAGTAAATGGTAAATGCGAGATTTATTTCAATGGTTCATCTGCTAAAGATATGGCGGATGGATATACATTAGGTCTTGTTCGGTCTCAGGGATTCACCGATGGAACAAATGCTTCTTTTAATGTTGGGAGTGCTGGGGGACTGGGTAGTGAACTAGATACGGATGCTACATTGAATGTTCCTCCCAAATATCAACAGTTAATCGGAAATGACCCTCCCACTTTCTTTTGGGATGTAGCATTCAACTGGGCACCTGGAAAAGAGGGTCAAGTAGTTCACTATGTAAATGACGATAATGGTGATTTCACCAATGGACTGATGGCTCCTATCACATTAAAGAATACTCCCACGAATGCTTCACTAGAAGCGAAATATTGGGATAGGGTAATCTTTGAAGTCACTGGTGAGAATATGAATGTGAGTCTAGGTGTTTCTGGTTCTGCGACGACTACTGAACTTGTTAACTCGGCATCAACAACATTCGGTGAAAGAGTAAAACCTATAGGGATAACATGTAATCAGTTATTTCCTAAGATTGCGATTCATAATAATNATGCTACTACTCCTGGGACTGCTTGGTTAAAGACTTGGACAGGACATGATGACCAGAAATCATCATACTATGAAAATAATTTTTATGGATATGTGGGATTAGATGAACCAGCAGAACCTTTTCCTGAGTTTATGACGGTCTCAGGAGGAGAAGACGAAGACGAATTAGATGGATGTGCTCTACGAATAGATTTGTCAAATATTTATGCGGATGGTAAAACGATGCCTGACGCGGATGGTAATTCAAGTGATTATGTCTATAAAGGATTACTAACTTCATCTGCTGGAATTGATTATAAATGGGTATTAATAACAAGTGATTTCGGGGACGAGACTGATGATAATGACCTTCTTTATTTCACAACTCCTGAACAGGCGGGAACTATTACTGACAATGGACGACTAGCGAATATTTTAGGATTACCTCCTGTCGCTACTCAGACGGCATATGCTATCGTAACAGCGAATGGAGCAGATGTGGTATTCAGGTCAACAAGAATTCCAGATTTTGTTCCACAGGAATCCATGTTCGTCAGACTAAAAAATATGGCGATTAATTCATACAATGCTAACAAAGCAAGTATCTCAAATATCATTTATGCTTGTCCTAAGTTTGATGCTCTAGGTAATACTGGAGGACTACTCTTCTACGAACCCGCAGAACGAGTTTATGTGAAACTGAACAATACGGAAAGATTACTTATTAATTCATTATATCTTGATATAGTCAATGTTAATGAACAAGTGTTAGAGGAATTAGTGGGTAATACATTAATAGTTCTCCATTTCAGAGAAGTAGGGAGTAGAGATGTTGCTGTTTAATTATTGAGCGATATATGCTATTTTTTGAACCTGCTGTGAGTGACCTCTAGTCTTAGCATAATTAGCCAGAATCTCATCATACTTCACAGCGTTAACTAAATCATCATTTTTCAGGGCATCATTATAATTGAGACCTGCTTCTTGAATTACAATTTTATAGAGAAGAGTTGAACCGATACTCTTACCTATTAATTTAGTTGATATCCTAGTCATTACAGAACATAGATTATTATTATCCCATGGACGACCTGTTTTAGTAAGATAGAATAGATGGTCTCTACCTTCAATATCCCTAGTCTTTTTTAATTCTCTTAGCATTTTAATAAGAGGTTTATCCGTGATCTGATTTAATTTCAGACCGTAGGTGTCACTTGTTTTGTAGTTAGTGATAGATACATATACCTTCTTAGTTCCCATTACAATATAGTTGAACTCTGGTTGTTTTAGTTTCTTATAATCTCTGAGAGAGATGAATCTGAGGGTCGCATATTCATTACGACTAGGGTGTAAAAGATAAAGTCTCATCAGAATTCTGAGATATTCTAACTCCTGAAGACACCATTCATCAAGATGGGATTTTAATGGTTTTGCTTCACATATTTTTATTTCTTCTTCTATCTTATCCATATATTTTATTAGGTCTTCGTATGATATGATATTCGTGCTCTGGGTCTTAGTGAGACCATTTCCCTTTTGATATGATTTTATTAGTTTATCATCAATAACCTTCTTTACTGAATTATACTCCTCCGCTAGGATATGTTCACCAATCAGCATTAGATATTCTATGATTGGATTTAGATTTCCGATTTGGGTTGAAGGACTGGGAAAGCATTCTTTACCTTCACAGTTCTTCCGACCATTCGGCATCTTTGTGAGGAAATGAATAACCTCGTCTTTATTTTGTAAGAAAGTCCAGTCATTATATGACTCTTCTTTGAATTTTCCGAACCTTTTTGAGAGACCTGATAGTCTCGTAGCATATGCTTTGTTAGTTGTTTCGCGTCTTGATGTTTTCTGAGCGAAGACTGAAATGAGTGTCGTGGTATCCATGTTTATTATATATATATATTATGTTTTTTATTTTTAAGTAAGTCAATTATTATTTCAAATTTAAATTAATAAATAAATTTGAAACTTTTAGAAAATAAAACCACATATCAAAGAGTAAAATGGACGAAATATTTCACAAGCAAGTTGAACTGATTGATCAGATTAAAAACAAAATTAAAGATTCAGAGTATAAAATGCTCTTAGAGAATCTTTCATCTCTTAGGGATAATACAGACAAACATTTATATGTAAAAGTAAAAGTCATTTCTATCACGATGACAGGATTTTGGGCGGATATAGAATGTGAAAGTGATACTTTTAAAAGAAGTAGTAGTGATTCTGGAAGATGTTGTTTCAACCACGAGTCCATACGTAGGGATGATGATGAAGGACTGATTCAGGAGTCTCATCTTGAAAGACTATCAGTTGATGCTGAGCTTGAAACAAACGAAAGAATTGTAAAAGTTCACGAGCACGGCGACAGAGGCGACAACGCGGAATACGTTATGTCACCTGATTCTTATAATAGAATGAAAGAAAATCATATGATTCATAGGGGTGGAGAGATATGGATATATGTTGGAGATATGTAAATTACCAGAGATAATTCAGTGCCCAGTAAGCAGATGAGTTCTTATCCTTGACTGCGAGTGAACCATCCTTCTTCTTAACACCACTCATCCTTGCTCTGAAACTTTTCCTCTGTTCTTTGGTAGCAGTGCCTGACCTCCAGTCATCCATCCCCTTTGCTCCAAAGTGAATTAATCTTTTACCCCCACTCGGACTCTTGACATATACAGAGAACTTTTTCCCTGCCTTTTTACTTCTGAAGGGTTTGTAGAGCGGCTTCGTGTCTTTTTTCATTTATAGTTAGAAATGTTTTATTTTTTTATTTATTATTATATATATGATCCATCCTTCACATAGTCGTAAAGATTTAATAGAAGTATGTGAGGTATTTAATATAGAGATAGAAGATTTATATGATTTACAAAAGATATCATTGGTGTCCCTTTTAGAAGCAGAAATAGAAACTATAGAATATATAGAACCTGAATATGAATACTATTTTGTAGAAACTATAGATGAATTAAAAAGATATCTTTTAGAACCTAATCAAACGAAGAATATTACGATAGCAACTAAAGAAAAAGTAATCAAAGATAGTAGACGAATAGTTTCATATTGTCAATCGGGATATGAAATATTTCCTCACTTTCAATCAAAAAAAGAAATTTATGAATGTGCTAAGATAGTCGCAGAGCACTGCGATATCTCTACATGTAGACGAGCGATAAAATTAATTAATGAAGACCGCTCTATGCCTAATAAAATAAAACCAATTATATCTAATAGAGTAAAAAAACAATTGGAACGCAGAGAACTAGTGAAGAAAAGAACGAGAGGTCAGTTCAGAAGTCGTAAGGGGCAATTTCAGATAGATTTCAGTTAGGCATTATTACTTCTTAGAAGGTTTCATACCAACAAGTTCTCCATTCTTCTTGCTCGTATAAGTGCCGAATCGGAGTTTGGGATACTCGGAATATGACGGAACAGTCGTGCCTTGCTTAATATATCTATATCCTGTTTCGGTTGGCGTTGATATGGTGTTCCACATCCTCCATCCTTTCGCTTCTAAAAAATCACCAATTTCATCCTGTTTCATCTTATAGTCTTTATTCATTACTTCTACATATAGAGATGTAGGTTTCTTCGCTCCAGGGAGACTGCTCCCCGAGGGTGCTACTGAAAATTTCTTACCCTTGTATGTTACAGAAGTTTTAGGGGCAGGCTTCGCCTTCGCCTTCTTCTTAGCAGGGGCAGGTTTATCATCAATACCTCCTAAAAAATCTTTTTGTCCCTTGCTCATGGTCTTACGAGTCTTCTTCACCTTCTCTGCTTCACTCCAGTGACCGAGTTTCTTGAGACCTTTTATTAAATCTGCTTTCTTGAGACCAAGTCTAACGAGTGGATGATTCAGTTTCTTTGAGCGGATATACGCTTTCATTTCTCCTACTGTGGAGTTCTGATTGGGTTTAGGCATAGTTTATTAATTCAAATATAATAAAAATAAATTTTTATTTAATTAATCCCAGTCCCACTCCTCCTTTCTCTTCTTCTTGATATTCTCAGAATTTCTATCTCTGATTGCTTGTCTTACCATCTGCGAGTTTCTTAGAAATTCTACATCGGGCAACTGAAATACATATTGTATGAATTCATCTAGTTCACCAGCATCTCTATCTTTCTGTCTTATTTCCTCCCAGTATATTTCTCTTAGATTATTTGAGATATCATTTAGTTTATCTTCATCTATAAGGTCTACTCTGTCCTGAGCATATTCATACGGTATTTCGTAGGGGTCTTTGATAGGGTCACTATCCTCTTCTCCCTCATCAATATCTTTGTTCTTTTCTTTGATTAAATCTTCAACATCTTGAAGAATGCTATCATCTACAAAATACTCATCAGCATAGTCATAGATTTCTCTTAATTTAACATTATGACGATGATATTCATCGGGATATTTGTCCTTCTTTTCAAACCAATCTTGTAGATATAATCTTCTTCCCTTCTTTTCTGAATCTGGGAGAGACTCAAAACCTGTTATCATATCCATCATCTTTTCAGTCCACTCCTCTTCCTCTTTGATTTTGAAGAACTTGGGAAGTGAATCAAGTCCTGCTCTCATGTCAACTGTTTCGGTAGAAGTAGAACTAGACTGTTCAAGAAAGTCTTTCATGTTTCCTATATCTGCTGGGTCAGCGACACTTGATACTGCTTTAGACTTTTGTCTGGGTATTTTTGACATTTTATTAATACATATAAATTAATTTATTTACAATAATAAAATATGCCTACTAATAAAGAATCATATAATGCTCGCTACAAACTTCCTAAAGATACGTCGCATTCTCGGTCTGAAATTGCGAGACGCACTGGAATCCCTACTAGAATACTTACCGAGGTGTTCAAGCGTGGCGTTGGAGCGAGAAAGACTCAGCCTTCTTCAGTTAGAAGTGCTTCTAGCGGAAAGAAGGTTGGTGGTTCTTCCCTTCGCGGAAAGATGTCAGCAGAGCAATGGGGACAAGGAAGAATCTACTCCTTCGTAATGAAGAGACCTGGGACATGGAGCAAGGCAGATAAAGACCTCGCGGAAAAGGTGAAGAAGATGAAAATAAAAGGTTATACTAGATAAATAAAATATCTGTATTAATAAATGGAATTACCAAAAGTATCTATATTGACTCCTGTCTACGATAGAAAGAAGTTTTTACCTCTTATGATATCTAATATGATTCATATCAATTATCCTAAGAATTTTTTAGAATGGGTTATACTTGATACTTGGTCAAAGGATGGTATCGCATCAGAACCATTATTTAAGTCGCAAGAAGAGATATCTTCAGTGAGTAGAAAGATAGGGATAGAGTTACGATATATCTATAGACCTGAAGCATTATCAATCGGTAAGAAAAGAAACATCTTAGTGAAAGAGGCAAAGTATAAGTATTGTATTAATATGGATTCTGATGATATCTATTTACCTGATTATATTCTATATTCTACTAGAGAATTAGTTAAAAATAAAAAAGAGTGCTGTGGCTCACCGCAAATGCTTTTCTTGTATCCTAATGATGACTATAAAATGACAGCAATAAATTGCCCCTCCCTTCGTCAGATTCATGAGGCAACGATGTGTCATACTAAGAAGCATCATAAAAGGATGGGAGGATATGCTACTAGTTCACAGGGTGAAGGTGCTAAGATGGTGGATGGATGTAATGAGAATTTATTTATTAAAACAGAGATTATTAAATGTATGATTTGTATTTGTCATGATAGTAATACAATTGATAAAAAAGATTTTAATAGAGATGATATGAAATTAGAGGATGTGAAACTGGATGCGTTACCTCAAATGAAAGTGGTAAAAGATATCTTTTCATAACTTTTATTTTGTTAATTTTATTTCTGATTGATAAATATTTATTTATATACTATAAATAAAAATGGATGAAACATTTCAAAAAGATATCTTTGATATATTGAAAAAAGAGAATAGATATGATTTAATTGCTGTGATGATTACTTTATTTGAAGAGATGGATAGTGACTATGAACCTGAATCATCTGATGAACCTCCTGAAGAATATATGGAGGGAGGGTCTGTTGAAGAAGATTGTGACTACGGAGAGACCTCCGAGGGATTCTATTATCTTAAGTAGAACACTTGTCCATCTTGTCTCTTAAATAAAATACAAAACTCATACGACCTTCTCCTACTATAGGATTATTACAATGAGCCTCATGTGGATTAAATAATAATAAATCTCCTTGCTGTATATCAATAGCAATGTGATACTCTGGGAATATGAGTTCGCCTCCTTTATATTCTCCACATTTTTTAATGGTAAATGCTGTGAGCCCATCCTTAAAGTCTCCCTTGTCTCTATGACATGCCGTCCTAAAATCCATATTAATAGTTAGCGTAGAGAAGTTGCTATCAGGTATAACGAATTCTTGAGGACATCTTTTATATCTTTCATATTGATTTAACCAAAGGTCTGGAACATAGGAGAAATATTCTTCACTAATTTTATTACATAATGGAAAGATAGTATGATATGACTTTAAATTATTCTTTGTCCAATGAGTGAGTCTACATGGATGTTGTGGGTTCTTATCAAACCCTCCGACACTCTGTGATGATACTGAGTTACTTCTCTGCCTTTTAGATATCCTACCATCTTCATACTTAAAATATGCCGAGTGTTTCTGATGACCCTCTGGTAAAGGATTACCATCCTTATCACAGGGCATCTCTGGTTTCTTCTTCCAATTATCCATTCCTTTTCTAAGACCCTTAGCATTTACTTTGCCCCCTGCCGACCCTCTGTTATAGGATAGTGATTGTGCGTGTTTTATTAATTTAGCATCTATATCGTATAGTTCATCAGGAATTCTTTTCTTTTTAAATGAGAATATCAATACACCAGTAGTCTCATCATACATATCACAGTCATCTTTTATTATTTTATCAACATTATAGAATTCGCCTATGACAGCATTATCTATTTTAGGTAAATGTAGTTCCATTATAATATATATGAAAGATATCTTTTTCAACATTTTATTTTAAAAAAAGATTGTGAAATAAAAAAAGTTAACTAATAAATGAAGGGTTAAAAATCTAATCTATAATGTCTAAAAGATATCCTCTATCTGCCCCTGCTTATATCATCCCACCCGTTACCACTGCCCCTATGTTAAGATTGCCCAAACCCGTTTCTATCTCTCCTAGTGAAGCATTTACTTCATCCTCATTCTGAACCTGAAGCTTCGCCAGATCCTTTCCCATATCTAGACTAAATACCTTTTTCTCCTTGAGAGCAAGTGCCTGTGCCTCCGTCGCTCTCTGACAGACATGAGTGCCCTTGTGTGCCTTGATATACCACGCTGGAGTCATAGTCCTCTTACAGAGTGGACACATCATCATCGTATCATCATCTGGATCATTTGCCCGAATCAGTTTTTCTGCCTCTGAGAGACGATCGCCCATTGTCTTTGCTTGATGAGTAGTCCATTTCTTCTCCTTCACGATGGCGGTCTCTTCATAGTCACAGACCGCCATCATATCAGTCATACAACTGAACAGATTCAGACTGTCATCTGGATTGGCGATGATGTCGTTGATTTCATCCATCACCTCACCAGGAATAGAATCCTCGTGATTCATCAGGACCGTCTGTAACTGAAGGAATGCCTGAAGTGTCTTCTTCGGTGCTGTTTGCTTGATTCTGTCTATCTCCATCTTGATGCGAGCGTTGCCCTTCTTCGTCTCTTCGTTTGCCCTCCATTCCCGTTCTTCTGCCTCCATCTTCTTGATGAGCGATGCCTTGCCCTGTTCGTCCAGGATGGAGAAGATCTGACGGCGGGTCTGCTGGCGGATGCTGTTTGCTGAGGTGAGTTCCATATTGCTTCTTGTTATTAGTGTGGGGTTACTTTTATAGCGGTTTCAAATTTTCTTTTTTTGCCGATTCTTTTTTACGCAGGGCGGCCTCTCCAGATGGAAAGGCATTATTAATACTTATTTTTTTTGTCTATTTATATGGTCTTGGTAATTACATATTGATTATCTGGTTTTTAGCATTCTCCCATTTCCCTGTGAGCGGTGGTAGATTGCCCCTATCCAATTTGCTCAGAGCATACTTACTGCCACTATTGACATACTCTTGAAGCATCCACTGAAGAGACGGGAGATTGTGTCGCGAGTATATCTTATGGGCGAGAATCTCGTATGTAGAATCCATCGTGTGAGAACGCTCGTGAAGATAACGGGGCAGTTTTGCTCGTATCTTCTGAGACTCGTCAATCACGAAGTCTCCGTCGTAGATACAGCAGTGAAAGATACAGTGTCCTGTTTTTCTGTAGCGGATATACTTACACACGAGATTGAGATGTGGATTCACCTTGACCATCTCCTTGAAAAGAGCATAGTTATGCTCTACACAGTCGCCACGACCGTTCTTCGCATAGAAGTCCTCAAAGTCCTTCAACCTTCTCCCTGTCTTCATCATGTAGTAGATGCCCTCCGTCAACTCGCAATTGTAGTCAAGACCCCTGTCGTGATAGCAGAACTCCTCCATGAATGTCTGGGGATTCTCCGTGGCAGAACGCGAAGACATCCTGATTTAGTGTTTGGGTGTAGTTTTCTAGCGTTTTCAAATTTATAAAATTAGAGATTCTTTTTTACGCAGGGCGGCCTCTCCAAATGAATGGAGAGGCATTATGTTTTATTTTTTTTGTCTTTGAGCATTCTATCTATACTATCTATCTATCTATACTATCTATATTGTATCTAGTAATCTCCGTAGCATCCTCCTGGCACGACCCATTTATTCATCTGTTCTTTCTCCATCATCTTTTTCACTTCGGAGTCTTTCACGACCATCTCTTCGTAGTCAGTGTCATCGTCAACCGCAACCTTCATACTGCCCTTTGGGAGTTTCCCCTCATCGCAGAGATACTTCATATGAAAGACTTTACCTTCAAACACGAAGTTATTCGTTTCGTGTGCCTTGTCTCTGTCTTGATAACACTTGACCATAACCATCTCCAACATCTTCATCTTGGACTTATCTGCCCTTGCCTTCTCTATGATGTCGTCAAATGACATCCCGCTCATAGCCTCCTCCAGTTTCTCAGATTCTCCGAATGTGTCGTAATTCGTGCCCATGTGAAGATTGGACATCTCAGAGTTGAACATCCTAGACCTGTTGTAAGCATCCTCAACCGCGAAAGCAGTCCTCTCACAGAGCTCTGCCCGCTTATTCGCGAGGTCACGCATCTCCCGCGACATCTTCAACCGATTAGTCGCGACCGTCAGGAGTTTCTTAACCTTCTCTATCTCCTCTTCTAACTCCTTTTCTCTGTGTCGTGCCGCGAGTGCCTCATCTGCCGACCTGGACTCCATCTTGGTCATCCGTTTCTTGAGAGTCTGAATCTGCTTCTTCAACTTGATGATTTCGCTTGCTCGCACCTCCTGAAGATTGACCGCCTCAACGACGACAGGGGCAATGCTGACGCCAATAGCATCCACGACCTCCAGAGCATCGCGTGCCTGTCGTAGAGACCTCTGGCGATTGGCGTGAGCAGTGTTGTGCTGGCGTGCTGTTCCGTTCGGCATTTTGTTCTTTGTTCGTTTGTTCGTTTGTTTAGTGTTTGGGTGTAGTTTTGTAGCGGTTTCAACTTTTAAATATTCACCGATTCTTTTTTACGCAGGGCGGCCTCTCCAAATGAATGGAGAGGCATTTTATTGATTTTTTTTGTCTTTGGGCGGTCTATCTATACTATCTATTGGTCAACGATTGCTCGGATTTTGCGAATCTCGGCAATACGCCAAGACCTCCAGGGGTCCTGAGCCTCCTCCACATACCCCAGAATCTTTCCTATGATATCGTAGGAGAGTTCGGGGACCTCTGGTTTGGACTCGGGCTCGGTCTCGGGCTCGGGCTCGGGCTCGGTGGCGAGCGGGGGCATGTAGCGAAGGGATGGTCCTCCGCCCCGTTTGCCCCTGGCGATCTGTGCCATGATGATCATGATCTCGGCGTTCTTGGTGGGCATTGTGATATGGTAGTGTTGTCGTGCTTTGTAGTGCTGTTGCTTTGTTTGATGTGTGACTTCACTCTCATGCGAGTTTCAAATT